TTAGCCCGTGTTAATGCCTTTATTAAGGGATTAAAGGGAAGATTCCCACGCAAGCCTTTTGACCAAGACCTGCTCCCTGCTGGACATCCATTATCTTCTAAGAAATCAGGAGGTATTGAAGAACTAAAAGTATCTACAGAAGAGGCAGAAACTTTATACGAACAGTCTTTTGAGATAGAGCCTGAGAACAGTAAAGCTAGTTCTGTAAGTGTTGGAGATACAGTTAGTTGGTCAATAAATAAAGACCCTGACCCACCATCAACAGTTCATGGTGTTGTTGTTTCTGTTTCTAAAGAAAATGCAACAATGAATGTTTGGGCAATCATGGATGACGGTTCTCATAAAAAAACAGATAGAAATGTTACACAGCCTATTTCTAAATTACAAAAAATTAAAGATTGGCGTAAATCAGAAAAGAAAGATAAAATTACAAACTTTCCAAAATCAGGAGACAATCAAAAAATTAGTTTGAGCAACTCTCAGTACAGACAATTTCCTGACTACAACTATGTAAAAGATTTAAAAGAAAATTATCCAACCATTTGGAGAAGAGCAGGAACAGGTGGTAACCCACCGACTGCATTTACAGGCAATGATGCTTTTAACAGATGGACAAAGTATAAAGCAGGCGATAGATCAGCTTCTGTGCTTTCTTGGGTAAAACGAAGAGAACGCTTTATGAATCGTCATAAAAATAATAATAGATTGAATGGTGCTATTGCAGTTATGAAGTGGGGTGGAGTTACAACAGGTGGTGTTTCAGAAATGAAGAAACTTGTCAATGAGCAAAAAAAGAAAGTTAATGCTCGTAACAAAAAGGCACAAGAGATATTAGGACACACTAACTAGCAATATATGACAATCGACCATTTTTTGCGTTATTATAAAAAGGAAGAGGTATAGGAGTTATGGACGAACAAAAAGAAAAAAAAGAGTTTGAAATAGAACTAAAAAAATCAAAATCTAAAAAGGGAGCTGTAGAAGCAGTTTTCTCAGTATTCAATAATAAAGATAGCGATGGCGATGTTGTCATTCCAGGAGCAGTAAGGTCAGGTTTTAAATCAGGCGATGTTCCTATGGTATGGTCTCACAAATGGGACATGCCTATTGGAAAAGGAAAAATTAAACAAGACAATGACAAAGCTACCTTTGAAGGTAATTTTTTCATGGATACTGAAGCAGGAAAAGAAGCTTACAACTTAGTTAAATCAATGGGCGATTTACAACAATGGTCTTTTGGTTTTAGAGTTGAAGATTCAGAAGTAGGTAAATGGCAAAAATCTGCTGATGCTGAAGAAGAAACTGCAAGATACCTCAAAGATTTAACAGTTTACGAAGTCTCCCCTGTTCTAGTTGGTGCTAATCAAGAAACCTATACCATGGCTATTAAAGAAGCCTCAGAAAAAGACGAATTAGAACAAAAAGTTGTAGATACTGAATCAGTAGATGAAGAAAAAGCAGCATATGCAAAAGATACTTTTGATAATCCAGGCGAAGCTATGGATAGGTCAAAAGAACTAAGTTGTGCTGTTGGCGTTCACACTCATGAAGTAGATGGTAAAGAAGTATTTATGCCATGTAAAACACATGAAGAGTATGAAGAAGCAGTAGGAAAATCTATTGACGAAGAAACAGAAATTAAAGATGTAGAGACAAATGATCCAGAGCCTGAAGATGAAATGGGCGAGGAAATTGTCGAAGAATCAGATACTCCTGAAGATGATGTATCTGAGGAAAAGGATTCAGGAAAGGCACCTAGCTTGACAGGGTTGACTTTCTCTGAAGAGGTAAAAGATGTGCTTGCTGCATTGGATAGCCTCATAGTACGAGCCAAAGCAATTGGCTTATTACGAGTAAAGGATGGTAGGAAATTGTCAGAAAAGGCAACCGAAGCACTTAATGCAGTTCGTGAAGATTTGAATGACGCATGGACCGAGATTGATGAAATCATCGAAGAAGTCGGAACACTTCCTGAAGCTACTGTTACTGCAGTAGAAGAAGAAGTTGAAGTAGACGATGTGGATACAGAGATGGAAGAAGTTGTTGAAACTGAAGTTGAAGAAGTCGCAGTTGAAGAAGTTGATGAAACTGAAGAAGCTGAGATTGAAGAAGCAGAAGTTGAAGTAACTGAAGAAGTTGAAGTTCCTGTCGAAGCTGTAACTGAAGAAGTGGCAACTGATGAAATAGATGAAGATTTAGAGTCTCTACTCATGGAAACTCAAAGAACAATCGCAGACTCATTAATTGCTGAAACAGAAGAAGAAGACGAAATTTAGCAAAATAGGAGAATATCAATGTCAGATATCAAAGACCTCCGTGAGAAATTAGCTGCTAAAAGAGTTGAGCTAAAAGAATTATTTGAATCCTCAGAGGATGGAAAATATTCTACAGAGCAAAAGAATGAAATCGGAAAAAGAAACGAAGAACTCGCTTCTTTAGTCGAAGAAGTAAATCTTAAATCTGCTCAAGCGAAAAATGAAAAAGCTATTGATGCTGATTCACAACCTGTAGCAAGCAATTTCCCAACAGAGAATGAAACCCTTACAATTGGAGAGCAATTTGTTAAGTCAGATGCTTGGAAAAATTATAAGGAAAGTGGTATCAAGGGTGTAGACAGCAGAGTAAAATTTGCTCCTAACGGTCTTGAAACAAAAACCACATTAACAACCACAGGTTATCCACCTGAGGTCCTAAGACAACCAGGTATTCTTGAGAAAGCTTTAAGAGACCCTGATTCTGTCATCGGATTATTCGACCAAATTACAACTGATCAAAACTCTTTCAGTTATTTGGAAGAAACAACCTTCACAAACAACGCAGCAGAAGCTGCTGAAGGTTCAGCCGTTGGCGAAGCAGCATTAGCATTCACAGAAAACACAGAATCCATCAGAAAACTTGGTGTATTCTTGCCTGTTACTGATGAATTATTAGCTGATGAAGCTGGAATTCAAGGTTACTTAAACTCAAGATTACAAACAATGATTAAACTTCGTTTGGACAGCCAACTCCTTTCAGGAGACGGTACTGCTCCAAACCTAGAAGGTATCTTGGACGCAGGTAAATCAAGTGTTGGTTCTACAGCATTCGGTTCTTACTCAGGAAACTTAGGAAGAATTGGAGCTATCTATGGAGCAATTACCGATATTCGTGTAAATGCTTTCACAGAGCCAGATGCAATTGTTATGCATCCAAACGATTGGAATGCAGTCGTAACAGACTTAACAGGATTTGCTGGAGACGCAACTGCAGGATATGCAGCTAATGTCCCACTATTCATGGCAGCAGGTGCCATGGGCAATGCTCCTGTAGCATCCATTTGGGGATTAAAAGTTGTCCCAACCACAGCTATCGCTGAGAACACTGTTCTTGTCGGTAAGTTTGGTGGTGGAGAAGCAGCTCATGTTGTCATGAGACAAGGAATGGACATCGCAATCTCTGATAGCCACTCTGATTTCTTTATTAAGAATCAGCTTGCTATTAGAGCAACTATGAGAGTCGGTTTCCCTGTTTACAGGCAAGCAGCTTTCCACAAAATAACAGCATTCTAAGGAATAGTTGTTAGATAGTTTACGAAAGGGGTAGCAACCCTACCCCTTTCAAACTAGAATTATTAAAAAAGGAAAATAATGTCAGATTTTATAAAACCAGAAAAAAGCATTTGGAAGTTAAATGATGGAACTGTATGGGAAGGCGATTTTGCTGACCTACCTAAATCAGGTGCATCTTTAATTGCTAAAGCAGGAAAAGAATATCCTACCGAGTGGCTAAAAGAACAAGGTTGGGGAAAGAAAGCTCCTGCTAAGAAAAAAGCACCTGCTAAGAAAAAAGCAGCTCCAAAGAAAAAAGTAGAAACTAAAGCAGTTAAGCCAAAAGAAGATAAGTAGGTCCTAACATGGCACTTTCTTCTGTTTCCGATGTCGAAAAAGTGCTTGGTGTTGATTTAAATACGACTGATGAATCAACTGTTACAAATTTATTTATACCAACAGCAGACCAAGCAATAGACAACTTCGTAGGTTACGAATTAGATTATACAGCTTCAATAACCGAAAAATTTGATGGAGACAATACCGAAGATTTATTTTTATCTAGATCACCTGTAGTATCAGTAACATCTGTTACCGAAGATGGTAATGCCCTCTCTGAGGGAAACTCAAACGATTATGTTCTTTATTCCAACCTGGGTAGATTGAGAAGAACAGCATTAGAGACATGGTCAGATGCAAAGTTACAAAACATTACTGTAGTTTATTCAGCAGGTTATTCAGATAGTGAAGGAACAGCTCAAGATGTACCAAAAGATGTTAAGTACATTAGTGCAAGAGTTGCAGCTAGATTATTTGCAGCAAGTGCAAGTTTAGGAACTCAACAAAGCACAGGAACTGTTGGAACTCATTTATCAGATAATACTTCTGATGCAAAATTCCAAATGGTCAAACAAGAAAAGATAGGAGATTATTCAGTTGTATATGAATCTCCAATGGAATTGTTTAGCCAAGATTTATTAACAGTAGAAGAGAAAAGGGCACTTTCTAAATATAAGAGGCAATTCTTCACTTCTGCAGGTATACTAGACTAATGGAAGACTTAAAATTCCCTGATGGGACAAAACGAGAAGACGCAGTAAATGAACTAATTGATGACGAGCAATTTAAAGAAATGGTTCTAAAACAATTCAATTACATGCGTATCAAAGGTATCAATCTTGTTCAAGATGCAGATGATATGGTAAATCTTTACTTAAAGATTTGCAAAGCCTTTGATGAATAATGGCTAGATATGATTACAAGTGTTCTAAATGTGAACATTTGTTCGAAGTAACACACTCAATTCATGAAGACCCTGAGATTAAATGTGAAAAATGTAAAGCAATATCTAATCGACAAATTAGCACTAAAGTTCATTTATATGGAACTGTTGGTATTGATTGGAATACTGATCCTTCTAAAGTTTCAGATTCTATGAAAGCCAAGGCAAAAAAAGCAGCCAATAGAAAAGTTAAGTTTTAATCGTCTCCTGGAAAATTAGGATTTCCCCTATAACTATCAAGAACTTTTGTTTGATATAAGTCGTCCATAGTTAAATACATTCTTCTAGCAACAATGTAACCTTTTTTAATTAGCCACTTGTATGGTGCAGAGAATACTCTGTTTTCTATTTCTTTAAATCTTTCTATCATTCTTCTTCTATATCTTTTGCGTAATCCGTACCAAGAAGTTTATCTAGTTCTGCTTGTTCGACTACCCAAAGGTCTTGTGCTCTTTTTTCTTTTTCATAAATGCGAAGCTCAATGATGTAACTAACCCTATCTTTGAGCTTCATCCATATATTTTTTAGCATGTCCCTCCTAAATAAAATCAGATGCTTGATACTGTGGATACCTCTG